AATTATTTTTATTATTGCTCTATAATAAAAAGAATGTCTCAATTGGAAATTGCCTCCAACGAAATCTACTCTCAGTCATTCGTATGTGTCGCAGGTGTGGGTGCGGTCGTCACTCCCGCTGACTTTGACGGTTCATCTAAACTCCTCTCTATCGTCCGAACGGTCGCAGGAGGCACTCCTGGCGTTCCTCATTGCCGTGTCGTCTCACCCTCTACCGCAGGTGCGAGTTCCGTCTGGGGTCTCGGCATCTTCTCCTCTGACGCTGCTGACACTTCTACCTATCGTGTCTATTGGACGAGACAGTATCAGGCTTCTCCGAACTACCTCCAAGCGGGTGCGGGTGCTGGAGTTCAGTTTGAGCCATAAAGACTCTCCGATATATCAAATAATTATTATTTTTATTATTGCTATATAATAAAAAGATGCCTTACGACAATCCGTATAACCGAGCAATCGCAGATAAGATGAACGACATTGACCGACGATACGCCCATCTATATGCTTACAGTCCAGTAGATGGTCGTGGAGGCTATGCTGGTAATGGTTCTTCTGCTGGTGTTCTATTTCAAATGGGAAACGCTTCTAAACGAGAAGCAGAAGACAACATTGTAAATGATGATTTGGACTTACCAGAAGTCTATTACTACGGTAATGATTCCGAGGGCATGAATGGTGGTAGTGGCTTTGCGGAAGGTTCATTCCGTGATAGAGGCGACGGTCATCAGATGGGCGTAGAATCCGCAACGGGATTCTTTGATAAGAGTGGCGGTCAGGGCTACTCGGGTGGTGAGGTCGGCACAGTCAATCCATTCACAGGCGGTCAGGGTTATTCAGGCGGAAACCTATTCAGCGATTTAATTGACGGCTTCTCGGATTTGGGTTCAGACATCGGTAAAGCAGTAGAGTATGTCAATCCCTTTGGCTCAGGAAAGCCAGAACACCAGAAAATGAAGGCTCGTCTCCTTGGTCGTATGCTGGGGCAGGTGTTGAAGGAACACGAGAAGATGAAAGGGTCGGGTGACATGAGTGGCGGTTCGTGGTGGGACTCCCTGAAAGAGGGTGTTTCTGATGTCGTCGGTCTTGTTCCTCACCTCTTGCTCCACGGTCTTGGTAAGAAAGCGGGTCGTCCGAAGAAAGTAGGTGGTGCGATTCTCGGCAACCCAGACCCTTACCCTGTGAAGGGCAATTCCGAGCGTGTCGCAGGGCGTGGTCGTGGTCGTCCGAAGAAGGGCGGTGCGATGCCTATGGAAGTCGCCCGTGTGGTTGGTGGCGGTAAGGAGATGGTGGGAGAAAAGCAACACGACTTACTCGCTATGCCCTCACCCGTCCTTGCGAACGGTGTTCCGCCGACGGCACAGTTAAGAGGTTCATACGGCGGAGCAAAACCTCGCTCCAAAGCAGAGAAGTCGGTCATGGACGCAGTCAGCAAGAAGTTGGGAAAAGGTAAGATTACAAAGAAGGAAAAGGCGGCTCTTGAATCAGTATTGGAGAAGCACGGCGGTATGAACCTCCCTGGTATGACGGATAAGACGGGCGGCAAGAACCTGTCGGGCATGACGGACAAGACGGCGGGTATTGTGGCTAAATATGGTTCGGGTGACGGTCGCAAGGCTCGTGCCGAGATTGTCAAGAAGATTATGCGTGAGCGTGGTGTGAAGATGATTGAAGCGTCAAAGATTGTCAAAGCCGAGGGTCTCTACAAGAAGTAAGCCCTGAATTAATTATTATTTTTTTATTATTGCTATATAATAAAATGACTGATTCATTACGAGCAAAGCAAAATATGGAGATTCTGGATGTCTTCAAAAATATTCAGAACCAGGTGGTGGGTCGTCAGAACCGTCAGATTCAGGCATACCCCGAGAGTCTTCTACCCAAGACCCAGCGTGATTTGGGGGCAGAAGTCAATACCGACAAGGCGGTGGAGAACATGAATCGTGTGTTGGAGACGAAACTGGGTGCGTTGGAGTTCCTTGTCGGGAACTTAGTATCTGGACCTGGAGTTCTGGCGAACTCGCTTACTCTGAAAGAAGTGAAAGCACCTGCTCGTCAAGCCGAAGAACAGATTACAAACACGGGCGACATTATTCCTCTATGGAATGGTATTGTCCGCCTCTACACAGAACCAGGTCTGAGCCGTGAATCCCAGAACATTATCAAGGTTAAAGTCCAAGAACTCACGCCTAATCTGGATGCCATGATATATGGTATGAACCAGGCGATTGACTGGATGTTCCGTTCAAGAACCATCAATGCTCCTCTGGCGTTAATCATCTTAGAGTTTCTACGCACTCTCTCTGTCTATACCATCATTAATCAACAGGTGGAGTCGGGTCTGCTTGAACTTCTTTCGGTAGGACAACTCCAACGGGCTTACAAGAATATTCTGGACGAGCAATCTACTGACCGCCAAGCCCTCCTGTCTGAGTATTCTTCCCGTGGTGACATCACCTCTTCTCCAATCCGCAATATTCCCGACTTTGATGTGACTGGACGAGACAGACGATTGGCGGAGATTGCGAATGAACTGGGTATTGACCCTGCCGTCTTGCGACGGGCGAATGTTGATAAGATGACAGAAACCCAATTCAAGAAATTTACCGATGGAATTAGAAGCGGAAGCACGGGGGTTCGGCAATCGTTTGACCTTCAAGCCAGAACTATTCTCCAACAAATACAGGGGCTGTTGGGCGACATTCAAGCCCAGCGTTTCTTGGCACGAGAGGAAAGACAAAGGGGGATGGAAAGTCTGGCGGTGATTCGTCAGATGGAAGCAGAAGCCCCTCTGGCGGAAGAGGAGGTTCGGCGTTTGACGAAGGAAGTCCCTGAAGAGATATTGTTGCCCGACGAACCACAGCGTGAGGACTTCCCAGCCGACGAGGAGGGCAACAAACAATATGCGGAAGCGATGGAGGATTTTACTGCTGATTTGGCTCGGGCGATGGAGCGACGAGAGGAGATTAGAACCGTGCTGGATTTCAATCAGGGTCTTCTTGACCGTGCGGTGGAACAGGAAGCCGAGCGTAAGGAAATCATTGCGAATCGCCGACAAGAAGTAGGATTCTATAACGAACAAATCGCACAGAGAAACAGGGTAGTAGCACAGATGAATACTCAACTCGCCCAACTAAGAGCGGCGGGTAATCAGTTAGTTCGTCGCCGCCCTGAAACGGAAAGGGCTGAGATTGAACGAGCCATCGCTGGTGTCATCGCCAACTATCCAGGATTGAAAGAGATGAGAGAAGATACAAACCTCAGACAGGCGATGGGAGTCCAGGCAAGAGAACGCCGACGACAAGAAGCCGACCCCGCTATTCGTCGTCCTTCCAGACAGGAGGCTCGTCCTCCTCTTATTCCTGATGCGTTCCGTCCCAGACCAGCGAAACCAGGCATGGGCGGTCCAGCCATTGCCGTTCCTACTCGTCCTCCTGTTATTCCTCCTCGCACTATTCCAGTGGGCGATGATGTGAAGGAAGAAGCACCCCGTGGCGTGTCTCCTCCCCGTCCCCGTCCCAGTGGTGAAGGCAGGAAGGCGGAGACTCGTGGTCTTGCCTCTCTTCGCAAGAACTACGGGTTTGAGTCCATGAGTGACACCGATGATTCAGAGGAAGAGTCAGACGACGAAGACCGTCCCTTTGACTTTGATGATACTGGTAATGACATGTATTACTCCAAACCAATGCGAAGGTAATAATAATATTGTATAGTAATAAATGGAAGTATTGGAATCCAGACCAGCGGGTTCATACCAAGACGAATTAAAACGCCTGATAAAACTTCTCACCTACAAACAGAACAAGTTAGAGTTGAAGGGTAGTGCGTCGCTGACCTCGCAGAAATACTTCTCCGACTACGACTTGTTCTCGGTGGTGGAACGCCCTGATAAAGACGAACTCTACTACTTCTTTGTCAAACTACTGGTGAAGATAGGAGAGACAGAAGACTTATGGTTCATAGAACTAAAATTACAAACAAAACAAGGAAGAAAAGTTCGTGTGTATCCCAAGTGCGAGTTGAAGAAAGCCGACTGGGACAAAGTGTGGAAGTCACTGGACTTCATCAAGATAGACCTCATTGCCCGAATAGACGGATTCTTTACGGAAGTATCATGTATTTACAGCATCTCAGAGAACACTCCTACTCAAAAGGATTATTTAGAGTCTCTCCAACAGGACATCAAGGATTTAACGAAAGAAAAGAAATGGTATAAGATTCTCAAACGAAAGTTCAATATCGCTAAGGCAGAGGGCAATAAGTCCGAATTAGTGCGGTTAAGCAAAATATTCAACAGTGAATTAGGAAAGGAATACCAACTCATCAGTCGGTTAGAGGCACTGGATACTGTCTTGGAACACTATCAAGAACCCGAACTCATTAAAAAAGCAGCCATCTCACTCAAAGACCTCCATCTCCCTGCTGACTTAGGCAGGGTAGAGGACTGGGTCAAAACAAGAAGCAACGCACTTAACGCAGAAGCCAAAAAACTTATTCCTTCTCATCGTCCTCCGCAATGACTTTTAGACTTTCAATTTTTTCCACGGGGACTTCTGGTTCAAGGAACTCGTCCAGCGATGGCTCGTCTCTCACAAGGAAGGTAATGGTCGGGGTGAGTTCTACCAGACGGAACTTCTGTTCGTCGTCATGGTCTTCTACTTTCGCAACAAAAAATAGGTTTTCTTCAACGATTCCTTTGTATTCAATCTCAGCCTCTTCACAGAAGGTCTTTACCAAGTCCATCGTCCAAGGAGGACGGTCATTCTCAGATTTCTTCTCAAACAGGATATAGTTCGCCATCTTATTTATTATTAACAAGATAATAAATAATTTGTTTTTTACGCTTTTTAATCTAATTGTCGGAGTGGAGGCTCATAGGGGGGGTCTCCACAGGGAACTGCTGGATTGCTTTCTGCGTATAACGCTCCTTAGAACGGTTCAAGAGAACCTCCTTGTGCTGGGCGTAGTATTGCTTGTGGTAGTTGCGTCGGTAATCCACCGTATAAGACAAGGGCAACTCTTCTACGCCCTTCTTGGCTTCACGATTCTTCAAGTAGCGTTCATGGGCTTTCTCCTTGCGTCGTTGTTCCTTCTCTTCTTCGGTGAGTTTGGGCTTGATGAGTCCATGCTTCTCACGATACTTCAACTGGGCTTGACGCAGTTGCTCTTGGCGACGCTTCATCTTCTCTTCATGCGATAGACCCGTCACATACTTCTTAGGCGTGGAGGACATTCTTTATTATTAGATGGGGTTAGTATTTAAATTAAATAAACGCTGTAATCAATTTTTATGTTTTTGGCGTGTCGTCATTTTTTAATTTAATACCGGGAGGTTCGTGGGGAATCATTTCTTTAAGCCCGATGGAGGATTGGAGGATATGGAGGGTTTTTCTTGGTTTCGCCAGATGGCGAGATGCCCTCGGACAGAGTTGGTTTTGTTTGGGAAGTCTAAATAATCCTCCACATCCTCCAATCCTCCATTCTGGCTTCACCCCCTTTCAATAAAAAAAAAGAGAAAGAGAGTGTCGGCTGGAAATCCTTTAAGTCCCCTCGTCCTAAGACCGCCCTATGAAATCTGATGTCTCCCCGGCATCTTTGAAAAACTCAAACTGCCCCAAAAGAATAAAATTGATTATCCGAATCTGTGTTTTTTTAGTTTAAAAAGAACATCTCATATATAATAAAAGAATGTCTATCAAACTGACTTCATACGAGAAGCCCAACCTGGCGAACCTGGAATCCCTTATCCAATCCAAGAAAGTGCTGAAACATGAGAAACAAGCGTTAAAGTCCTACAAGGACAAGATGGACGAGAAGACGGGCGAGGTCAAGGTAGAATACGAAGTAGAGAAGTTCGGACGCTTCAAGGGACTCGCTCGGAACAAGAAGGAGAAAACCTACACGACGGGCTGCTCTATGAAACGAGAGCATCGCAACCTGCTCTTCGCCGACGAATACGACGACCTGGATGTAGCGAACGCCTCGGGTAATGTCATGTGTCAGATATTTGAGAAGCACGGACTCCCCGTGGAGAAGTTCAAGCACCTCTGTGACAACCGAGAGGCGGTCTTGGCGGAGTTGATGGGACACTACCCCGACTTCCCGCTGGAACGCATCACCGCCAAGGATGTCCTGATTGAAATATTCTTCTGCGGAGCGGGAAACACCTCCCTCTACTGGGAACTGAATCCCTACATGGAACGCTATGACCTCCCGCAGATTGTCAAGGACATCAAGACGGAATACCTGGCGAATCTCAACCACATCGTGGGACTACCTGAATACAAGAACATCTTGGACTATGTCGTCAAGAAAGCCGAAACGAAACAAAAAGAATACTGGATTGGAATGTTCGCCTCGGAACTCTACCAGGACGAAGAGCGGAAGATTCTGGAGTCCCTGGTGCGAGGCATCAACGACGAGGGCAAGAAACGCAAGGTGAATAATCCGACGGGGTCACTCATCTATGACGGACTCCACATCAAGAAAGCCATGCGTATCTTGGAGGGCAACTTCATTAAGAAACTGGAAGCCAAGGTATTCGCCGACACGGACTACACTATCAAACTGGAAGTGAAGTCTATGGAGATGACGGCAGAGGAGAAGGTGGAGTGGCTGGGTGAGGAGGTCGTCCCTAACTCCTACGAGGCTCGTCGTGCGGACTTTGAACGCAACCGCTTCAAGTGTAAAAACCAATTCTTCACCATCGGCATTGAAGACGGCGTGGAGGAACTCCAATACTACGACAAGAGCAACTTCACCGTGATGAACGAAGATGCGTTCGTGGGAGCGACGGAGTTCTTGAAGGACTGGTATTACGACCCCGAGAAGCGTTCCTACTCCGAGGTAGAGTATGGGTGTGTCAAGGAGGAGAACCAACGCCCTGATGTGTATTACGCCTTCCCTGAACTACGCTACAAGACACTGGCTTCCACTTCCACAGAGGAGCAGAAACAAGAAAACATCGCATTCTTCCAAGACTACATACTGTCCTTGATGGAAGACAACCCCGCCTACACGAAATGGCTGACGCTCTGGTGTGCGGACATCATCTGTAATCCAGACAATAAGAACGCCCAGCCGATTGCCTGTATCTTCTGGGGTAAGCAAGGGTGCGGTAAGACGATGCTCCGTATCCTGATGGAGCGTCTGCTGGGAAAACGGTGCGTCCATAACACGGGCGACCCCACGAAGAACGGTGACATTCTTCACGACTTCAACAAGACGCTAAAATACAAACTATTCATTGAATTCGCCGAGATTAACTTGAAGGTGGCTTCTACCGCCAACGACCGCATTAAAGACCTCACCACCAACACGACGCACGAGATTCGCCAGATGCGAACGGACATGATTCGTGTGAAGGCTTCCGAGCGTATCCTCTTCACGACCAACACGGCGGGTTCGGTCATCATTGAGAAGGGAGATAGACGCTTCATGGCGGTGGCGGTCTCCAACCGCCGAGTGGGTCAGACGGAATACTGGAAGAAGTTCTGGGCGACTATCCATAACGACGACTTCATCAAGGACATTGCGGATTACCTCCTATCCTTCAAGGACGAAGTAGAGAGATATGCGTTCCGTGACGAGCGTCCCATCACCACCTACTACAAGACGCTCCAATGTATGTCCCTGCCGTGCGAACTGGACTTCTTGAAGGACTTATTCTTCTACCGCTCGGCGGAGGTGGAAGAATACAAGGACGAAGACGACGGAACATACTTTATCCCCTCCACACCGCTCCTCACCAAGTATAATGCGTGGCGTGAAGAACACTCCATGCGTGAAAAGATTAGCGTCAAGTCGTTTGCGATGAAGTTGAAGTCCATGGATGCCGACTATGGAATCACGCACAAGGAGAAAGCGAGTGCGAACGGCTTCGTGATTGATGCGGTGGCGTTGAAGGCGACCCTCACGAAGGACTTCAACATCAAGGAGGACGAGTGCCTCCTGAACCTCGGCAAGTAATGCCCTGTCGCACGGGGACTTAAAGACGGAAAAAAGTGAAATATCATAAAAGCGAATAAAATTGATTGCGTTTTTATGATAATTAAAAGGCATACTACAACCCCTATATCATGACTCAGCCTACTATCAAGCAGTTCTCCTTCTTAGTCAAGGTAGAGATATACGAGCGTCTCCAGTCAGACTACGAGGGTGAGATGACACAGGAAGAGTTCAACGACCTGGTGGGTGACATCATGAGCGGCGAGATAGACGATGCGATGAATACTCTTACTAAGGACGGAATGGATAGACTCCTATGCGAGTTCGGAATCGCCGATGCCGTTAATCTCTTCCACGCCGAGTGTGGCGAGTGGGCGGACATCAATGAAAAGATGCTGCTCTACACTGTCATCCGCCACAACCTCAACTACTCTCTCTCCCATAGCGATTACCTAACCTGGCTATAAATCCTCCACAACCCTCCACTAACTAATAAAAACAAGGGGCGACCCTTATTTTTAATCAAAAGTCATGACGACAGGGACAACCTCTATCGTCATCTTCGGCTTCTCCTTCTTCTTTCTCGGCTTCTCGTCGGGGATTCGTTCCAGTTGGACCGTGTCCCTGACAGACTCCACTTTCTTCTTCGGCATCTACCTATACGGGGGAGATAAAAAGCGGTAAAAAACTCACGGGATAATCGTGGATACAAAGTGGTCTTTATCACCCTTTATCTTCTTATCCTGCTTCACGACCCACTTATGAAACTGATTCAAGTCATACCCCGCCTTCATCTTCAGAGTCCGTAGCACACACCAGCGACCGCAGTCGGCGATGTGCTGACCGTCCTTCTGATACTTCACCTTGTTATATACCACTTCCTCGGGACATGCCCTGAATAACTTTGTCAGATAAGGAATGCCCTGACCCAACCCAACACGGGTGTCCTTGTCCGTCCATTTTAGAGGAGCATCTACATACCCGCCATAGGAATCAAAATACTCCGCTACGCCTTCCCGTGGCTTACTTACCACGACCCAGTGACCCTTATTCGGAGATTCCTCATACAATATCACCGCACAGTCTTTTACATCAGGAAGCAAGTCGTCCAGCGTAGGGTATTTACTTAGTTCGTTATACTTTATCAGAACACAGTGGGGTAGGTAATCCTTGATGTCCGAATCGGACATGGGCGTAGCCATTGTTTTCTTGACAATACCGCCGTCCATTTATTAATCCAAAATAAAATAATATCTACTATAAATAAATGTCAGGAGCGAACACATGGAGAGGTGCTAATACATGGTCTGTCGCACTCAATGAAAACGCAGGGAGCGGTGGTGGAACGGGAGTCCAATCCGTCAGCGTAGGCAACGCAAACCTCACCCTTTCAGGAACGGCTCAGAATCCAATTATCTCAGGAACACTTACCGCTCTTACCAGTAATGTCGCTACTACTAACTTTGCCCTATCGGGCAACGCACCAGGCAATCCGTCGTTCGCTCTTACTGGAACAGAAGAGTTCAGAGTCATCACATCAGACCTCACCCCGCATATTCTGGTAAGCGGTGGTGTGAGTGGTGGCGTTCAACTGGGTCTTCCGTCTGGTTATGGTGGCTACAAGGTTACTGCCCCTACCGTTGCTGGGACGGCAAACGATACACAAGTCGCTACTACTAACTGGGTGAAACTCTATGGTGGTGCTATGGCGGGTGGTGTTTCTTCGGTGTCCGCTGGTGCGAATATTACGGTTGATAATATCACTGTCCCCGCTTCCCCTATTGTATCTCTCTCCGCTCCCCTTACTTCCACTCTTGATGTCGGCACACAAGACATCACAACATCTATTGCGAATGCTGATATTGACATCACAACCAACGGCACGGGCAGAGTTCATATCACACAAGCGGGAGTAAGTGCGAATGGTGCGATGACGATTACCCAAACGGGGGCGGGAGGAGGAACAAACCCAGCATTACGACTGGTGAATGCGAATGCGACTGGTTCTGTTGCGACAGAAATCTATAAGAACAAGCCGACTGCTGGAACGGCGAGTGATGTGCTACACACGCAATCTGTTTTCGGCAAGGACTCTACGAATGCGAAGCAAGAATACACACGCATTACTCACACGATTAGAGAAGCAACTGCGGGAACGGAAGATGGTTCTATTGAGTTGGGTTGCTTCACGAACGGCACTTTCCAGAACTACATACAGATTAACGGCAATGACCCCGCCAATGGTGAAGTGAATATCCTTCGCCCTCTTGATTTAGGGACTGGTTCTACTGGTCTGATTAAAACCTCTGTTGCGGGTGGAAACATTAACATTACTTCGGATACAACGGGTTATGTTGCTCTTAACTCTGCTTCGGGACAAGTCCAACTGAACGGTGGAAACTCCGTTGTCGCAAAGGGTGTGAATGGTGTTCTCTTACAGACGGGAGCGGGGACTGATAAACTAAAAATCCTTCCCACCGCAGTAGAACTTTCTGGTGTTCCATTTGACGCAAGAGGACAATACATTAAAAGTTCTGGTGGGTCGCTTCTTCTTGGTGATGCGACGACAGATGTAAGGATTGCTGGAACAGAAACATATCTGATTGCTGGTTCAGCAAATATTACTGATAGATTTCTGGGTTGTGCTGGATTGAATGATGTGTATATATATCGTAGAACAAACTTTACAGATACAACTGGTCCAGCACAACCCGCCGTATTTGAAATCGTAAGTTCTCCATTCCGCTCTCTCCAAATCTCTCAACTTCCCGTCGCATTCGCCAGTGGTATATCTGACGGTTCAACGCTCGGTTCAGCGGGACAAGTGATTACCTCCACTGGAACTGGTTGGTCGTGGGCGAATGTTCCCCCCTCTCCCACCCCCTCTCTCTCTGGCGTTCTCTCGGCTGGAAACTCGGCGGGTTCATCACAGATAAATATGGACGGTAATTCTATTATTACTTCGTCTGGTGATTTTACCATAGATGCCTCTTCCTCTTCTGGTGCGGGTTCTATCTCTGCGATTCTTAAATCGGGTGGAAACCTTATCTTTACAAACTTACCCACTTCAAATCCGGGTGTCTCTGGTGCGGTATGGAACAACGGTGGTGTGCTAAACATTGTCTAAGACTTTCTGGGACTCGGCGGAAACTTCGGCAACGGGTCTAACTTGGGTTCTTGATTCCACCACTCCAGTATCCGTATGGGTGAAAGTTTGTAGTGACCTCGTGGATAGACAATCTGCTTGGGATACTGCGTTTCTTCCTTCTTCTCTTCTTTCCAGATAAACGACTTCAACCAGGACAACATTTATTATTGTATAATATTTTATTACGCACTAATAAATGAGCGGGGCAAATACATGGAGAGGGGCGAATACATGGTCGGTTGCTCTTAACGAAAACAGTCAAGCAGGAGGTGGTGGTTCAAGTGGCGTTCAAAGCATTACCGCAGGAACAAATATTACACTGGGCGGGACGGCGACCGACCCCATTATTAATTCAACGGCTACAACGGGCGTAGCATCTATCACAGCAGGAACGGGTGTCAGTGTGAATCAATCCACAGGAGCAGTTACGGTTCAGAACACAGGTGTCATCACTCTTACCGCAGGAACGAATGTTTCCCTTACAGGGACGGCAACCAACCCCGTCGTCAATGCTTCTTTCTCGGGCGTTCAGAGCATCTCCGCAGGAACGAACACGACCATCACAGGAACGGCAACCAACCCTATCATCAATCTCTCCCCTTCTCCCTTACCCGCAGGTGTATCCATCAATGTCAATGGTGGAAACTACGACTTTACCAATCCAGCACTTTTAGCCAATTGTATCATTTACAGTTCCGTCCCTATCTTCTCTGCGGGAATTACCCTCAACTTCCCTACTTACGCACAACTGGTCGCCACTTATGGTGCGAATGCGGTCATTCCCTTCACGATTGGGAACTTGTTTCAGAACGAACTCGCACCCCTCCAACAAGTTTTTCTAACTTGTCTGAATGACACCAACCCAGCCTCTGTTTATTTCAATCAGAATAACAATGGGGCTAATTATGTCGCCGACAATCCCACGCCAAGCACCGTGAATAACATCGTATTATCACGAGGAAGTCTTTGGAGATGTATTGTTGTATTAGACAGCGTGAGGGCAGATGCCTTCTATAATTTCCAGTGGCTTACCTTCTTGTGAATTATTTATTTATTTTATTTACCATATAATAATAAAGAATGAGTCTTAACTTTGACAGGGTTGGAAGATTTCTATGTAAAATAGATGGAGGTGCTTACAACAATAAGATTATCTCCGTCAGTTCCAGCCTCGGCGATGAGAAAGACGAATACCAGAAACCCTTTACGAAACTCACGCTAAGAGATGGGAAGTTCCAGCAGATGCCCGACCCCGAGACGGAACGACAGATTCTATACATCACGGGTGCGAGTGGAAGCGGCAAATCAACCTATACAGCAAATTATATCAAGCAGTATCAACGCATGTTTCCAAAGAACCCCATCTATTGTTTCTCCGCCCTACACGAAGACGAATCCCTTGATGTGGTGAAACCCAAACGCATCATCATAGACGATAGTATTTGGAAAGAGCCTATCTTGGTAGATGAGTTCGCCAACTCCCTTGTCGTGCTGGACGATATTGATGTCATCAGCGACAAGAAGCAACGAGAGGCTGTCTATTCCATTATGAATCAGATTCTGGAAGTCGGTCGCCACCACAAAATCACATGTATCATCACGAACCACCTCCCCACATCAGGAAAAGACACACGAAGAGTTCTCAACGAATGTCATAGTGTCACCTACTTCCCCCACTCAGGAACGGCACGAGGCATCAAGTATCTGCTTACGGAGTATCTCGGCATTGACAAGCACCAGATGAAGAAGATTAAGGATTTGAAGAGTCGTTGGGCGACCATTTTTAAGAACTACCCGAATGTATGTATGACCGAGAAGGACATCTGGCTTTCTGCGAATGACGACGATTAGATTCTTACGGTGTGATTTATTTTTGTAAAAAACTTTTATCTTGCTATAATAAAAAGATGGTCTGGAACAACGATTTAGCATTCGGACAACAATATGAAAAGAAACTCGTAGAATACTTGAAGCCCGACTCCTTTGAATTCAAGAACAACAACGAGTATGATGTGCTGGTAAGCAAGGGCGGCAAGGAGACCAAGTATGAAGTGAAGGCGGACAGAATGATGGGACGCACAGGGAACATCTGTATAGAGTTTGAGTGTAGTAAGAAGCCCAGTGGGATTCAGACGACACAGGCGGAACACTACGCCTATTTTGATACAGCGAATGATATTCTCTATCTTATCCCTGTGCGTATCATCAAGGAGTTCATAGTAGAGGGCAAACACACACGCACTATCAACGGTGGGGACGGCTACAAGGCACGACTCCACCTCTTCCCCAAGACAGTTTTCTCCGACTACATAGTAGAATGGAAGTAGAAATTCAAGGTGTCCGTATCACCAAGGAGGATGTGGAGCGATGGTTCATGGGTCTCCCTATCGCCGAGCAACTCCACATTCTGAAAAGGTGACGGAAAAATAAAATTGATTGGAATAAAATGATTATTGAAAGGCATACACCAGCCGAACCAAGAATGTCCTCCACTCGCACCACCGAACTCAAGGAAGCCCATGCCCGTCTCCAAGCCGAACTCTGCTCCAACACGCACCCGTGGGACGAGCAGATGAATATCATCAAGCAGATGAATGCCCTCTGCGGTGAGATAATGTGCGAGGAGTATCCGCACCTGAAGAACCAGACCTGCCCCATCTGCGACAAGAAATTCAATGGCTGGGGCAACAACCCTGCTCCGCTGGAGATTGACGGCAAGGTATGCGACACCTGTAACATGGATATTATCGTCCCCGTGCGTATGGGAAACAAGAATCTGACGAAGATGGTGATGAATAAGATGAAGAACAAGAAGTAAAAAGCCCCCTACGCTATAAAAAAAACCGATTAAAAACCTATATTATATCCGCAAGGACATAATATTTTTTTTAGGAGCATACAATAAATGAATGTCGCCATAGAACTTGATAGTAAGGAGAACTCAGAAGCACCGTTAGAAAAGTCTCGTGATTGGAGCGACCAAGAAGAATACCTCCTTGCTCTGTGGAGCGATAGGAGTCTGTGCTACAAATTGATGAACGAGCGTGGCTCTCGCAAGTTCAACAAGGAACACCTATGGTTTAGCATTCCCGTGATTATCCTATCCACTCTGTGTGGTTCGGCAAATCTGGCGATTCAGTCCTATGTCCCTGCGTCCGCTCAGCAGTTGGCGAGTATGATAATTGGTATTGTGAGTTTGGGTGCGGGAATCCTCACGACACTACAAAACTTCTTTGCGTCAGCACAGAAAAGCGAATCGCATCGCAACTCTGCGGTTTCATGGGGAAAACTCCATCGCCAAATCTATACGGAATTATCCTTAGAGCGAGACAAGAGAAAGCCCGTGAAGGACTTCGTGCGACAGTGTAAGAACGAGTATGACCGCATCTTAGACCAGTCACCCGTCATACCCACACCGATTCTACGCAGGTTCGTCCAGGACATCAAGGAACACCCCACCATGATGCTTCCAGAGGAGTGCGGAAACTTACTTCATACGACTGCGTGGGAGAAGGTCAGGGAACAGAGGCTCTCTTACTTGGAGCGTAAGGACACCCGCTTCCTCTTTGATGTCAGCAGTGAGACCCCATAATGGAGGATTGGAGGATGTGGAGGATTATTTAGACTTCCCAAGCAAAACCAACTCAGCCAAACCCCATCTCGCTTTCTGGCGAACCCAGGAATAATCCTCCATATCCTCCAATCCTCCACTTTTGCCTGGACTCTATATACAGCGATAATTTTCAAAATAAAATTGAAGGGGAAAAAACCCCATAATTTATCAACCACCAACCCCCACCAACCCCCCAACTTCCAGGCATGTCCCCCACTCCCCTCATCGTCCGCTACGCAAAGGAGGTGTATGACGACCAGGTCGTCCAGGAGGCTACTGAGGACACCATCATCGCCACCGTGTGGGAGACTGCGGAGTGTATGGCGATTGACTACTTAGACTCAGAAGCCCGTGACGAACTCCTCGCCCAAATCGGCTGGGAACTCGCCCACCAACTCTACAACGAAACGGTGAGCGACAGTGAGGGCGAGGTCTCTACCAGAGAACTGTGCCGTGTCATGATTGCTCTTGAAGCCCTCTACCACAAAGTGAGCGGACACCAGTAAAACCCTAAAAAAACTGAAAACCGAAATAAAATTGATTGGAAAAAAACGGTAATTAAAGAACATACAACGAACGAACAACTACAAGAACAATGGAGGGATTCAACATGAACGACTGGGAGTATATCCACGATGGCGAGAACCCAGATGGAAGAACCTACGACTTTCTGGGCTACAAGCACAATGAGGGAGACAAGTCCTACACGGCATACTACTACTCACCTGAGGAGATATACTTTGAGGTATGGAACGACGGAAACCACTGTCAAGGAGGACTGACTTGGAGCGAGGCTCTGAACTTTGACATCACGAACTACTAAACCTACTATGAAACCTACTAAACAATAAAAAACCTACTAAGGACAGGGGGCGACCCCTGTTTTTATCAGGATTCTATATACAGCAACCCAGACCAAATAAATTTGATTGGAATTATTTGACAATTGAAAGGCACACACGACCGAACGAATCCGAGATGTCCTACGCCAAACTCCTTGACGCCATTATCCTGAAGCAGAAAGAGAAGAAGAAGCCGCAACGCCGAATTGGAGATGCCGTCTTCAAGATGATAGTAGAGATGGCGTATGAGATGAAATATGCGAACCGCTACTGCGAAGCGAGACGCACCAACCGATTTGAAGCCGTGCCTCCGAATTGGAATATTACATACATGGGACAACTTCCCTTTGAAACAGTAGAGAAAACCTACGAGAATCTCCGCCTGGGAGATATTGTCGTCACCCCGCACTTCCCACGAGACCACAAGGTATGGGTGGTGAGTCGTATCGCTAAGGTCATCCGAATCAACCAGAAGTCCATCAGCCTTGCCGACTGCGACCAAGACGGACGGATGCTACAATACAATCCAGATGAGGACTGCGACTACCCCACGAAAGAGGCTCGTAAGGACTACAACAAACTATACCCCCGCATCAGAACGAGACACCCAGTCATCACAGGCACGAAGCACCTGCGATACGACGGCTGGGATGCCTAACCGTCCCTAACCTCCCTATGAACTACTAAAAAAACGAAAGCAATCAGAAAACCAAAACCAGAATAAAATAAAATTGATTGCCTTTTTTTGACAATTGAAAGGCACACCGCTCCACTACAACACGATGACTGCCCCCGCCACTCTCCAGGAAACCATGAACTACCTCTTCAAGGAATTCAAGCAGACGAAGGGCTGCGATGACGACTCCCGCTACATGGTGAAAGTGGAGATGAAAGATATTCATACGACCCTTGATGAGGGGGGACTCCACATGATTGACTCGCTCATTGACATCGCCGTGGGATACAAGCGTCCGCTGGAAGAGACCATGGTGAAGTTCTCCTATGAACCGCCGAACATCAATGTGCCGTGCGAGGTCAAGCAGAGCGACCATGGTCGTGGAGTATTTGCGACCCGAGACATCAAGAAGGGCGAGACCGTCACGCTCTACCCCGCCCACTGTATCTGTATCCCCCATAAGGGAAACTACCAAGCCGTGGGTCACTGCGAGTATGACTGGGAATACGCCCTGACGCACTCCCTCACGAATGTGATTCACAGTGGCGACAAGGAGATGGAAGACCCGCTCTTCCTCGGACATCTCATCAACGACTTCTGCTCCTTCGTGGGAGACTTCAAGGAGAAAGGTAAGAATCAGGGAGCGTTGATGATGAAATACTTTATCCACGCCCTCGCCTTCCAGAATGTGGAGTTCTACATGAAGGGGAAGCACTTCATCTCCATCAAAGCGTCCAAGGACATCAAGGAGGGCGAGGAGTTGCTCGTCGCCTACTCGCCTACCTACTGGACACAACTATCTACCAAGGAAGTCATGAACCAGACCATGGACTACATCAACACCTTCAAGCGGAGCGACCCTAAGAAGGGACTCTTCCTCGCCGACAAGTTCGCCGAATACTATCAACGCAAATCGTAAAAAAACTCTACCTACGCATAGTAAGAAACAAAAGTAAAAAGTAAGGGGCGACCCTATTTTTACTGGATATGGATACAGCAACCCACACAAAATAAATTTGATTGGATTTATTTGACAATTGAAAGGCACACACTTCAACCATGGCTCACCAACCCGTCATCGTCCTACCGACCCCCCAATACTTCAACTTTATGAAGTATGAACGCAACGAGACCCCCTCCAACATGTTCCAACTTATCACCCGCAACTTCCTACGCAAATACTTCACGCTCTCCTACCACGATACGAATGAATACGAGTATGGAGTTTCTCCCCACGCACCCATTGAGTTGGAGGCGTGGAAGCGGGGACGCAAGGGACGCAAGGGAGTATCTGCGAAGCATACTCTCTCGCAAGAAGAATCCGCCATCATCAGAGAGATTGCCGAGATGATGACGAAGAAACAGTAAAACTCTACCTACGCATAGTAAGAAACAAAAGTAAAAGTAAGGGGCGACCCTATTTTTACTGGATATGGATACAGCGACCAACATAGAAATAAAATTGATTGGAATTATTTGACAATTGAAAGGCACAACAATTCAACCATGGCGACTCACTACCTTCACAAAGCCGCCCCTTGCCGTGGGGCGTGTTCCAAGACCGAAGCCGACTGCTCCTTCGCCCACTCCATTCATGCGTGGCGACCCAAGCACCCCTCCATGATGTGTAGCAACGGGACGAACTGCTGGTATAAGGAGACGACCTGCTGCCGAATCCACGATGGCTCTCTTGCCGACAAGATTCGCTATGCGAGATTCCACAACATGAAATTCCATATCCCCTATGAACCACGGGTCGCCGCCCCAGCCCCCGCCCCTGTCCCGCAGGAAGTCCCGCTCCACCAAATCCTACACCAACTGGGGAATAATATAGACGAGATAAGATTGAATCCGTCTGTCCCGCAGGAAGAGCCTGTCCCGCAACCGCAGGAAGACCCGCTCCACCAACTCCAACTGGAGAAAGCGATGATACAGTCCGAGATGGAACTCCTCAACATCATGAAGAAGAAGTTGGAGGTGCGTATCCTCCTCTTCAAGATGAAAGCGTCTGACTACTGGGAGGCGGGGTCAGCGGAGATGGAGTTCTAACATGATACGAGCAAACATAAAACAATACATATAGTAAAACTATGGGAGGCAACTCCTATTTTTACCACGAATAGGGAGGAAACCACGGGATACAAAACTACCACAAATAAAATTGATTGCGAAAAACTGCTAATTGAAAGTCAGCCACCGACCGAATCCAAGATGTCCATTGTCCCACGAAAGCCTATCCGCCGCCCCACCGTCTTCAAACCCGCCCGTCCCCTTGAAAAAGCCGTCTTCAAGGAGATTGTCAAGATGTCCTATGAGATGGGAAAAGCCGACGAGCAGGAACAAGCGTCCAAGGTGTTCTCTAACCTGATGCGTCACGCCTTCGGAGTTGCGATTGACTCGGACTGGAAGATTAACCCGTCTGTGGTGTTGAGTGACACCATCTACGACGGAGACCGAGGCGACCTCTGGGACAACAACAAGTGCGAACTGCTCTACCGCTACTTCATCTGGAAGCGAGGCATCAAGGAGGTGCGGAAAGTCCTGAAAGAACTCCACTACCACCCCCCTGCCGACGCACACCTGGTCTATACCTACCGAGGACAACACTACTGTAAGATTGAGATGTGCTTCCAGATGCTTGAACGCTATGTATCAGACAAGATGTAATCCTCCACAACCCTCCACGAAACCTATAAAAACTAAAAAACTAAAAACAAAGGGGCGACCCTTGTTTTTATTTTACCATAGTAGCCAGAGAGCAAGATACTCCCCTAATGAATCTTTGGTGTGCCGTTTGTGATACAGCAACCGCCTCTTGTCCGCATACTCCTTTCCTTCTGTCTGTAAGAAAGTCGGATAGTCACCATACCCTATTGCTCCGATACTGGCGACGAGTTCATCGCCTTTATAAACATCTAACTTTTTCTTTGGATTCTGGGACGGTCTAACCTCCACGCCTATCTCCTTCGCCTTCTTCTTAGTGTAGTCCGTAATGTGATACATTTATGAAGAAGCAAGATTATTTCTTACGCTTAATCAAGTTCTCCTTCTTGTGAAAACCGCCTCGGTAGAGCGGGATTTCCAGGGGTTCTTCATACAGCACATCATTCTCGTCCTTCGTGCGACCCATGCCCTGATACAACGACTCGGAGTAGGGAGGGACATAGGTGGCTCGTTGTTGGGGTTCTGGTGTAAAATTGGCTTCCATCTCCAACTCCACCGTGTCAGCAGTGGGGGAGGGCTGGACGATGACGGGTTGAATGGTGCTGATGCCTGGGGATTGGAAGTCGGGGTCGTAGCGTTCATCTGTCATAAAGGAATTGGGCGTGAGAGGCGACATCCCCATCGGGATTCCACATCCGTGAAGAGAACCGCCGTAAAAGAAGCCACTGTCACCGTCTTGGGCGTATCGCTGTAAGAAGTTGTGGGAACTACCCGCACCAATGATGGGCTTCCAACCCGACCAGGTGGGTTGCGACCATGAACCGCCACTCAGTCGCTTTTGCTGCCTCACTTGGCTGATGTTGAAGTGTTCCTGGAACAAATCACGAGGGTCATTGTATTGAGCGTAATACGGGTTCTGCTGATATGCTGTATCCATTTTATTAGACGCAATATTTTAATTTATTGGTTTTGTTGAATGACCGCAGTGGCTCGTTCCGCAATCTCCGTCCATATCTCTCTCACAGGACGGTATTCTCGGCTATTAGGAAACCGTGGGTTGCCTCCAAAGACTCTCAGTATTCCTCTTGCTTCATCTTTTTTGAGACCCGATGCTTTCTGCCATGTATCATAGAACCGAGCCAGTTTTAGTAGGGCTGACTCTTCAACGGGAGGAGCGGGAGGAGCGGGAGCGGGAGGAGCAATCTGAGGACGACGGGGCATGGAAGGGGATACAAACTCCTGCGGTGCTTCACGCCGTTGTCTTCGTTGCTCCCGTATCTCTACCCCTTGCTCTCCTCGCCAACGGTCAAACATATCGTCCAAGTCATACGCCTGACGATAATTTCTCTTCGGATTAACAGAAGAAGTGGGCTGATGCTGTGGGGCATTCGCAATCACATAGTCGTAGAAACTCTTAATTGCCTGATTGCGTGTGAGAGTCTTTTTCTTACGAGCCAAGTCATGTGTTGTTTTTGTCATCTCTTGGAGTTTGAAGCCCCTGCGGTCTAATCCCTCAAACTTCTCCGCATTCGTCTGATTCGTCTTATCGCTCACATATTCTCGCTTCTCCTCGGGAGATGCCTTGTCTCTCGCCATCATCGCACGAATGAAACCAGCCGCTTGATTACCACCCTCATAATCCATATTACCACTTCCAGACATTTTGTAAAGAGTAGTGAGATTAACTTTTCCACTACCCATAGGAACAGAACCTGAAATAGAACTCCCCACATTCTTTCGTAAATCTTCATCATGCTTAGGATTTCCATCAAGAAAAGAATACACTCTCGCCATCGCCCATTGCTCCTTGCTTAACTTCTTCTTCATCGGAGCATCTACATTCTTCACAAATGAACCCTTCAGTCTCACGCTCTTACCCTGAGTTTTGTAAGCCCCCACTCCCCTTTTAAACACCTCAAGTAGAATCTTCTCAGGGACACTTGTGATAGAGGCAAGTTCTTTTAGTGAATAAGGCTTGTCCTCCAACTTCCAAGTCTTCAATACATTCTCTCGGCGTGTCCCTCCTTCTAATTCTGCTTTCAGTTCCTTCGCTTGGCTCTCTGCTTCTTTCTTTAATTTAGGGTCATCAGACGATGACAACAATCCAATCAGATGCTTATGTTCTTTTACAAAGTCCGCCTTTGGAATGACTACTTCATTCTTCGCCCCACCAATCCCGAGATACTTATTCGCCAATGCTCCCAGATGCGTGATGCCCTGTGAGATGGCGGTGGTGGTCTGGGGCAATTCTTTTACCAACTCAGACAAATCCTGAAACACGAACTGTGCCTCTGGCTCACGGTATAATCCCTCGGATTCCAGAAGCATTTTTATAAAATTCTGACAGTTGTTATTACCCAAGGCAGAATACGAGAAGAAGACAGTATCACCCACCTTCGCACGGGTCTTCTGAAACATGTCCTTGATAGTAAAAGACGCACCCGCCAATGGAACTTCCTGCGTCTCCATTCCTTCGCCCACATCAATATTATCATTCACCGAAACAACCTCCAATTTCTCAATCGCCAATTGCTTGGGAACACGCTTAGGACGACCATTGACATTTATCGTAGTCTTCTGTTGTAGCGTCACCACCATACTCAGATGGTAAAACTTGTCAAACCCATACTTCTCTTTCAACTGTTCCCACTTCCCAGCCGATACTCCTTGAAGTGCGAGGTCAATGGCGAAGTTGATGGGGACACGACGCAACTGAATGGCGGTGATAGGACTGTCCCCAAAATAATTTAGATTCTTCTTGGTCTTCTCTGAAAAGTCCGTAATGCTAATAGCGTCCTTCACATAGTCAAACGCACCAGACACCTTGTTCTTCACATAGTCATACGCTTTGGTAAAGTAGTCAAAGAGACCCGCTCCCTCCAACTTCTGATGCCCTTCTTTCAACTTACCGAATATCATGCGAATGTCATCATTCACTACTTTGGTTCGGAATGACCTGCTCTCAAACTTGGTGGGCGGTAAATAACGGAACTGATAGAAGTTGGCGGACTCACGAACCTTCCTCGGTTTCTTCTTGGTAATGCTCTTGTAATGTTTCTCCGCCTCTGCGAGAGGAATTGTATTCCGAATCTCTACTTTTTGGAGGGCATACTTATCCATTTATTATATGCCTATAATAAAATTAATTCTTCTCCACTATCGGTTTGGTGGGGGATACATAGCAACCATTGATATTCATATAATCATGTATGGTGGTATAACCGGTTGGTCCAGTTGGAACGACGACTTCATTCTTAATCGTGGCGATGGTAGGAACAATGTTAGGAATCATTTATATATAGAAGAAAGATTAATAATTAGAAATTAATAGTTCAGTCACAGTGCGTTTTTTCAAATTATACCTCGTTGTCGCTTTTTTAATGTTGAACCCCTTGAATAAGTCCCTGATTCTCTTACTGTTATTCACACTCATCAAGAACTTACCCTTGATAGAAGACAGAATGCGGAACATTTCATCAAAGTCAATGTCAGTGTATTCTGAGACGGTCTTCGCAGACTCTTCATAGGGCGGGTCTAAGTAGAAGAATGTATTAGGCGAGTCGTAGTCTCGTAGCACTTTTTTATAGTCTTCGTTAAGAATGGTGACATGGGCGAGACGGTCGCCATAGGCTTGGAAGTCCCTATCTACTGTCCTTGTTCCTCCTTTCGTGTCGTTAAATGTAGTCCCCGTGCTAAGATACGATAAAAAGGTAAGAAGAGATTGCTTCACCACTTTACCGATGTCGGATGTGGGTTGTAATTGTTTTAACTCTTCAAAGTCTTCTCTGGTATAGTCTCCATTGATTCGTCTATTGAGTTCCTTCGGGCTTTTCTTTACTACACGATACACTCTGACAAGGTCATCGTCAAAATCGTTAATCACTTCTTTTTTAGAGGGTTCTTTGTTAAAGAATACACTGCCTCCTCCTACAAACGGTTCAACATAGGTCATATCCTCGTATCCCTCTGGAAACGCAGCAATCACCTTTTTATACATGTTATACTTTCCACCTTGTCGTGAGATAAGAGGGTATTCACCACCGTATAGTTCCATTTATATATCATCAGATATTTTTTATTCATCATTCGTCGGCGAGTATTCTTACGGAATATTTATTGTTTATTTTTTATCTTTACAGTAAATAAAAGATGGATACTCCGTTCAAGAAAGAATTGGAACACCGCCTCCTGACTGAAAAGAAACTCGCCGAGTCCTCTGTTAAACTCTACCTTCGCAACTTGGAGAAACTGAATGACAACCAGCCGTTGAAGAATCTGAACTTCCTGAAAGAAGTTGGAAAGATTACGGAGAAACTCGCCCCCTACAAAGAGAACACCAAGCGGGGCTACTTGATTAGCATTACCTCCGTCCTCGCACTGGATAAGACCACCAAGCCCAAGCAGAAACTCTACGATGAATACTTCAAGTTGATGATGGATAAGAACAAGGAATTGAAGGCGGAGGAAGCCACCAACACCAAGTCCGAGACGCAGGAGGAGAACTGGTTGAAGTGGGACGAGGTGGAGAAGCACTGGAACGAGTTGAAAGAGAAGGTGGATTCTTTCAAGTCCGCTAAGGAACTCTCCGAGTCGCAATACAACACTCTCCTCTCCTTCGTTGTCCTATCGCTCTATGTGTGCCTCCCCCCACGACGCAACGAATATCAGAAGATGGTAATTGCGAAGTCCGCCACCGAGCAGTCACCTACCGACACCAACTATCTGGACTGGGACGGTCGCCGAATGATTATGAACCGCTACAAGACCCAGAAGAAGGAGGGTCAGATGATTGTCCCTATCCCAGACACCCTCCAAGCCGTCCTCTCCATCTACATCAAGCACCACCCGCTCATCAAGGGCAAGATGACAAAGAAGTTCGTCCCTGTCCCCTTCCTGGTATTCTATGATGGGAAGCCATTAGACCAAGTCAATAGCATCACCCGCATTCTTAACAAGGTCTTCGGCAAGAGGGTGGGGTCGTCCATGCTACGCCATGTGTATCTCAGTTCCAAGTATGGGGCAGTCAATGAAGAGCAGAAGAAGGACGCTGAGATGATGGGACACTCCGTGGATATGGCTCGGGAGTATATCAAGAAGTAGAATGGAGGATTGGAGGATGTGGAGGATTATTTACACTTCCCAGCCAAACCATACTCTCTCTGACCTCGTCTGGCTTTCTGGCGAACCCAGGAATAATCCTCCATATCCTCCAATGCTCCATTATTCAATTATCGCCGCATAAAATCACAAAAGAGATACTTACTATATCTTTTTTGATATTTACCATATACTTACATATAGATAATTACATAAAAACATCAGAAAACATATTTACCGCATACTTAATCGGAATAATTTTAAAATTATTCCGATATATTTCCCAGTAATCTCTTATTGTAAGTATCTTTTTGATATTTTGTGGTAATTAAGTGGTAAATATGTGGGAATCTCTTCATATCTTTACTGGTAAAGTGAGATTCTACGGTGGGTGATTCAATTAAAAAAGAATTAAATTAATTTACCCCCTATATAATAAAGAATGTCCGTTCAGAGATTCCAAAAGAGTAATGCCGACCAGCAGCCGACGCACATCTACTACGACATGAATCTTATCAACAACGATTCGTCGTTCCCCGCCTTGCCTGTGCGGTTTCAATACAAGGAGACCCGTTCCAACTACTACCTCCAAAGTCCGCAAGACTACTACATGTCTATCGTCCGCTTCTATTTACAAACTCCGACACTCCCTTGTTTCATTCCCCAAATCAATCTGAATACCAACGGCAACTTCGGTGGAACATATCCGATTCAGTCTATGAACGGTGCTTCTAACACCGCAACAAACTTCCAAATCAACCTCTACACCCCTATCCCAGTCGTGGCGGGTGCGGTCATCTATGTAGGCTACTCGGGTGGATTCTTGACGAATCAGGGAGCAGATGTCGCTACGGGGAACAACTACTACCGTGTTATATCCACCTCCACGAACTTGGCGGGTTTCACTCAACTTACTGTTCGCAACGACAACCCAGTTACTGCTGCCGTTCCCTCCAACTACATTGGTGGAAGCACTGCTGCCTTCAGCGTCAATGGTGGAACACAGTTTGTGGAGTATGCGAACCTTGACATTCTCGCTTACACCTTCGTCCCAGCAACAAAGGAACTGACGATTAACATTACCCCCGCCTCTAACCCTTTCAGTCTCATCAGTCTCTTCGTCGCTGGGGACAACATCTTCATCAACAACGGCGGTTTGTTGAACGGCACTTACAAGATTAAGACAGTGCTTCTTAACTCTCTTGTGCTGGAAGCCCCTCAGTTGGTAGGAGTCGTCCTACCTCCCTATACCCCCCTCTCTGCCTCTTTCACTTCGTCGGGCGATTTCTACAATGTGACTTCCTACAAAACCACTCTCCAATTCACGAACTCGGTGGGACTTCAGACCTTCACTGTCCCAGTGGTCTATCTCCCAGAGGACGCAACCCAATCACCTCCCGTGTGGAATCCTACCAACAACGAGGCTCTCTCCCTTACTGAGATTACCGGTCAATACTACTACATATACAACTACAATACCATGATGACAATGGTGAATTACGCTCTTACCAACGCCTTCTGGGGTCTGAACGGTGCGTGTTGGAATAGCACGGCAGGTGTGGTTACTCCTCCACTCATTCACATGACGGGTGCGGTCGCAGGTCCAGCAACGGTAAATAACTACCAGCCGCCCACCGTCAGTTGGAATCTTTCTAATGCGACTATCCTCGTCCAAGCCGACAACAATGCGTTTAACAACCAGGTTCAACTACTCCCTATGTATCTCTACTTCAACCAGGCACTCTCCACTTTGTTTGACACCTTTCCTTATGTGTATCCTAATGTCCCGCCAGAGAGTCCCCTGTATTCTTACATTAACTTCAACCTAAGTTATGGTGCGGGTCTCTACATCGTCCAGACCTACTCCCCCGTGGGTGTGACAACGAAGCAATATACGGCAATCCAGCAATACCAGCAGAACACCACGGCGGGTCTATTTAACCCCGTTCAGTCTATTGTATTTAGTTCTACCTTGCTTCCTGTGGTAATGGAGAATGTGGGTCTGCCTCTTATCCTCAACGGCACGAGTCCGAACAACATTACGATAGGTTCTTCGGCGAATGTATTCCCCATCGTCACAGACTTCCAGGTGGGTGTCAATGCGACTTCGGGCTACATATCCGACATTAACTATGTCCCTCCTGGCGAATACCGCCTGGTGGATTTATACGGCAAGTCCCCCGCCAACCAGATTGACATTCAAGTCTTCTGGAAGGACAACTATGGTTTGATTCACCCCTTCTTGGTCGGTTCGGGTTGCGTCGGCAACATGAAGATATTGTTCCGAAAGAAGAACTACAACAACATTGACCTGGACGATTTGTAAGGCGGTTAAGAAAAAGTATTTTTTTTTTATTATTGCTCTATAATAAAAAGAATGAGTCAAGACTTCACCAAAGTTCTCGTTAAAGATGACCGCCTGAATGTGACCGATGCCGTCTCCTACGCCGTTCATAAAGGAGGTCAGAACATGACCTCAAGCCAGTTCCAAGCCATCTCGCAGACCCCGTCGTCTTGCTCGTGGAACATCCAAGTTCCCAGCGAACAGACCATCATTGACCGTCGTGTCATGTGGAAATCAACGGTCTTGCTGAAACTGACCGCCACAGGCACGGCGGCAAACGCAGGTCAGATGCCGATTAACCTCGCCCTTACGGATGCTCTCGCTCCGTTCCCGCTCCACCAGTTGGCTTCGGTCATGACCGCCACTATCAATAACAACTCGGTTTCAATCAATATTCGTGACGTCCTCCCAGCCCTTCTCCGCTTCAACGACCGCCGTGAGTTGGAACGCTACAACGGCATGACTCCGGTCGCTTTTGACCTTCTCGCCGACTACGCCTCGGGTGTGGGTTCTAACCTCAACTCCCTTGGTGGTTGGAACAACGCCGCTGACAACGACCTCTTCTCTCGTGGTGCTTTCCAGATTGATGCCATCGGTGCGGTCGCCTCGCCTTCGGCTCTCACGGCTTGTCCCATCACTCTCCCGACACCGCTCGTCAATGGTCAGTCGCAGGACATCTACATTCAATTCACGGTGTCTGAGCCTCTGCTCCTGTCGCCCTTCATCTTTGCTGACCCCAAGAGCAATAACCAGGGTTTCTACGGTGTCCAGAACATGAACTTCGTTTTCAACATCGGTGATGCGACTCGTGTGTTCCGCTCGGCTCTCACCAACACTGGTGCGGGAACTACCCCCTTCGGCAACACCTTCATTACATCGGCTCAGGTCGTGTCATTCGCTGGTTCGCAACTCATCTTTAACTTTCTTACCCCACACCCAAGTGACCTAATGCCGGCAAGAAACGCAGTCCCCTTCTATGAACTGCCTCGTTTCATTACAGCACCAGGTCTCCCAGTTCCTTCGTCTTACAACCCAGCGGTGTCGGCTTCTAACGCCCTCCTCGCCCCTCAGGTCGTCGCTCTTTCAACTTCTTCCCTCCAGTTGAATCAAATTCCCGACCGTCTTATTATTCAGGTTCGCACTCCCCTTAACCAGACGGCTTGGGGTCAGCCTGATGCGTTTCTGTGTATCCAGGGCGTTTCCATTAACTTCAATAACCAGTCGGGTATTCTGGCTTCTGCTACTCAGCAAGACCTCTATCGCTATTCCGTGGAGAACGGCAGCAATCAGTCTTGGAACGAGTTCAGTGGTTTCGCAACTGTTCCCGATGCCGCCTCGGGTTGCGGTCGTCGTCTCGCTGGTTCGGGTTCTCTCCTGGTGCTGGAGTTTGGTAAGGATATTCAACTAACAGAGGACTACTACTCGGCTGGTTCTCTCGGCAACTTTAACCTCCAAATCACGATTCGGTGCTACAACCAGTTCTCGTATCAGATTGTTCCAGAGATTGTCCTCATCACCATGAATAGCGGTCTATTTGTCAATGAGCGTGGAACTTCCAGCACTTACACGGGTATTCTCACCAAGGCTGATGTCCTTTCAGCCTCCGCCCAAGAGCCTTACTTCCAGTCCAGCGTTAAACGCATGGTGGGCGGTGGCTTTTTGGATTCTATTAAGTCGGTGGCGGGTAAGATTCTACCTCATCTGTTGAAGCACGGCAAGGAGGAACTCAGCAAGTCCGACCACCCCGTGGCGAAGATGGCTCACTCGGCTCTCGGTGCGATGGGCTACGGTTCAAGCGGTGGCGGTCCAAGCGGTGGTATGGCTGGTTGCGGTCCAAGCGGCGGTCGCATGAAGTTGGCTGACCGACTGATGGCGAAGTAAATGGACGATTGGAACATATGGAGGATTAATTCTGGGTTCGCCAGATTCCAAGATGCCGTCCGATGAGTTATGGTTTGGCTGGAAAGTATAAATAATCCTCCATATCCTCCATTCCTCCACTCCCCGATTAAAAAACCTACGGATTAATTTAGTTTTTTTTATTATTGCCCTATAATAAAAAGAATGTCGCAACTGGAAGTCTCATCGTATGAACTGTATTCCGCCAACTTCACTCTGACGGACGGTCTCATTGCCGCTGCCGCCACCGCCAACTTTGATGGCTCGTCAAAACTCCTCTCTATCGTTCGCAAAGTCGCAGCAGGAACTGCCCCAGGCACTCCTCACGCCATCGTCGTTTCCCCTACTGCTGCGGGTGCGGCGAACTCCGTCTGGAAACTGGGTGTGGCTTCCAGCACTGCCGTCGCAGGTGCGGACGCATCAACCTATACGGTGTATTGGGTAAATCAGTATCAGGCTTCGCCTAACTACCTCCAAGCGGGTGCGACGGCTGGGGTTCAGTTCGCTCCATAAATATGGAAAAAGAATGAATTATTTTTATTATTGCTCTATAATAAAAAGAATGTCTCAATTGGAAATTGCCTCCAACGAAATCTACTCTCAGTCATTCGTATGTGTCGCAGGTGTGGGTGCGGTCGTCACTCCCGCTGAC